GGCGTCGCTGTCGGCGGTGAGGAGGATCTCCGTCCACGCCGGCTGGGCAAGGGTCGTCTCCTGCATCGTCGAGATGGCGCCGCTGTAGGTGACGTAGTTGCGGTCCGCTGCCGGCCAGCCGATGCGGTCGAGGATGCGGTCGAGACGATCGGTGGCGCTGTCGCCTGCGCCCGCCGGTGGTAGCTCGTCGAGGTTGGCGCCTTGCAGGAGTGCGATGCCGTCGACGCCGGCCACATCGACGGTGGAGAGCATGTCACCCGCCGGATAGTTCGGATGCCACGCCGAGACGGTGCCGACCCATACCGGCGCCTGCCCCGATGAGATCTCGGCGAGTACCCGCACTGCGACGCCGGGACGTAGCTGGCTGGCGTACGGGCCGCCCATGTTGACCGGGTCGTACTTGCCGCTCTGGTTGTCGAGGGAGAAGGCGATGCTGCCTGCCTCAGTGCGGAGGTAGGGGCCAGCGGCCGACGATGCGCCACGCCGAAAGGTGAGCGAACCGATGATGTCGTTCGTGACGTCGGTCCAGACGAAGCCGCCGCCACCGGCGAGGACATCGGGTCCGTCGAGCAGTGATGAGTCGAGGAGGAACAGACCAGCCGAGGTCGGTGTCAATCCGAGCTCAACGGTGAAGACGGCGGTCACGCCGCCCGCCAGCTCGATCCGTTGCGGGACTCGTAGCGCCTGATCGACTCGACGACCTGGCGACCGATCTCGGCAGGATCACCGACACCAGCGTTGACCGTGATGTTGAACGTGGCGCTGCCGCCACCGAAGCCCATGCCGCCGGCCTTCTCGAGCGGGACCACCGCCTCACGGCCCGAGCGGTTGTCACCGATGAGGGCGAGCGTCGGACCGGTGACGATGCCACCTTCAGCGAGACGAGGGATCTTCGGGACCCCGATGCGTTGGCCGCCGAACGACCCGAGAAAACCCATGTCGACCTTCGGCACGCTGAACGCGAGTCCGTTCCACTTGTCGATCACCCAGTTGATCGCAGACCGGAAGGCGTTCTTGAGGCCGTCGAACATGCCGTCGAACAGTCCGCGCATCCTGCCGGGGATCGACACCATGAAGTTGACGAAGCTGCCTGCTGCGTTGGTGACCCACACGAACGCACTGACGCCCATGTTGAAGAACTGTGCGAACAGCAGCTTGTAGCCGTCGTAGAGGAACTGGATCGCCGTGATGACCTTGCCCATCACGGTGATGATTCCCTGCCAGACCTGAATCTGTACTTGGAACATCACCCACAGGGCAGCGCCGATGGCCTTCGCGATCGTGATGACGGTGGCACCGTGCTCCCGCCAGAAGGTCTGGAGCTTGTCGAGCACCGGCTGCAACTTGGCAGCGATGATGGTGCCCCACTCCTTCATGAGCGGGATGCCCTCGGCCTGGACCCAGTCCATGAATAGACCAGCAGCATTGAAGACCTTCGTCAGCGCCGGTTCGATCGCTACGAGGATCTGGTTCTTGAACTTGATCCACTTCTCAGAGAAGTCTTCGGTGTCCTTGGCTGCGCCGAGAATCGTGTCCTTGCCCCCCGTCACCGTGGTGAGCAGGTCACCGAGCGCGAAGCGACCTTCTGACACCGCCGCTGCGAAGTCGGGACCGTTGCGGACCCCGAGCTGCTCGATGGCGATGCTGGCGGCAGCGGCGGCGCTCGGCGCCTTGGAGATCTCGTCGATAAACGCACGGAACTCCTGCGGCGCCTTCTCACCGAACTCCTTGGAGAACGACCCGTAGCCCTTCTTCATGGCGCCAAGCACGTTCTCGACGTTGACGCCCTCTTTGCCCCACTTGCCGAGAAGTGCGATCGACTCATCGAGTCCGAACCCGAGACCACGCAGCGGGGCACCGAAGCTCGTCACCTGCGATGCGAGGGTGTCGACGCCGACGCCGGTGGCCTGCGACGCCCTGTACAACTTGTCAAGAGTCGTCGATTGGTCCTTGGTCTTGACCGACCAATCGCCCATGAGACGAGTCGTCAGCTCGATGTTGCCCGCAAGGTCGGTCTTCGTGATGCGTGACAGCTCAAGGATGCGCTTCGTGAAGTCGGTCAGCGGTTTACCTGTCAACCCGAGTCGAGTATTGACATCCGCGATGGCCGTTGACGCTGAGCCGAAGTCGGTGGGCACATCCTGCACGACCTCGCGGAAGCTGTCCTTCAGTGCATCGAGCGCCTTACCCGTCGCGCCAGTGCCGACGCGGATGGTGTCGTACGCATCGTCGAAGTCGGCGCCGAGCTTGTAGGCAGCGACGCCGACCGCACCAACCGCTGCCACGGCTGCAACACCGGCGGCAGCGACTACCGGTCCCAGCGATGCGAACTTGGAGCCGAACCCGCTAACTGATCCTTCCGCCGAGGTGAGGGCGCCCTGGAGCTTCTTCGTGTCGCCGGTGATGACGATCTTCAGCTCATTGTTCTTCGCCATCGCTCACCCCTTCTTCTGATAGGCGATCGACCCGCCGATAGGTGGGAGGTCACGTAGGGCGGTCACGAACGTCTCAACTTCACGCATCGTCAGGTCGTCAATGTCGCCGGGTTTCAGCCCGAACCAGTGAGCAAGTGCTGGAAGGTGCCGCCTCAGTTGGCGGCGGATGCTTCCGGGTGGTCGTCACCACCTACCTCGGGAACGATGTCGACCGAAGAGCGGTAGCTGATCGAATCGAGAATATCTGCGAAGGCGACATCGTGACCCGCCTGCAGTCGAGCTAGGTAGACGAAAGCGGCAATCTCAGGAAGGTCGAAGTCGTCGCCGCCCTTCATGAGTTGCGTAGGTGTCTTGCCAGTGAACTGGCGGCACATCTCGGCATGGCTCCCGGTCAGGTCGAGGAAGGCAAGTCGGTACTTCACGCCGTCGACTGTGATGATCGCGACAGGATCATCGTCAGCGGTCTTTGACTTCGGTGGTACGGGTGGCACTAGTTCCCCTTGGGTTGATGTGTATCAGTCGAGCGGTATCTGAGCGGCGGCGAACAGGTTCTGAAGCTCCTTCAGATAAGGGTCGATGATCGCCTCGTCGAAGTCCTTGTCGAAGACGTCGCGCAGGACGTACGGGCCCTCACCCGGCTGCCCGAGCGTCCAGTTGTTACCGACCCACGGCGGGAACTGCTTCCACGCCAGGGCACCCATGAACGCACCGATGCCGAACGGCACCGACCCGAGATTGCGGATCTTGATGACCGCCCTCGACGCCTCGCCGGTACCGAGCAACGCCTTGGCGGCCTTCGCCTGTTGCGCTGTGCCGGACCCGCTGCGGCTGCGGCTGCGACCCTCGACCGCCTTGGCGACATCCTTGTTGGCCTTGCGCAGCTGCTTGACGCCACCATCGACAGCTTTGAGCGATCGGCGCAACTCGTCGACGCCCTCGACCCGATAGGCGGTGTCCACCACCTACGGCGTGGCGTCAGCGGACACGTAGGCCATCTGGATGGCGCCTGAGCCACCGTCGACCGCCATGCCCTTGATCGTCTGCATCATCATGCCGGGACCGTCGACGTTCACGCCGACCTCGTCGAAGCTCACAGCGGGAAGCGTGATCGTCATACCTGCACGACTCGACGCACCGAGGAGCGTGTTGGCCTGCGACGTGCAGGCGATCGCCGCCGACAGTCCAGCCTGAGTTGCCGAGGCGAAGCGGCTGTACTGAGTGAGGTCGTCCCAGTCGCATTCGAGCTCGACGGTGATCTCGCGGTGATCTTCTTCGACCGGCTCACGGCGGCGGGTGTCGTTGCGAAGGTAGAGGCGATCGGTCTTGAGCTTGTTGTCACAGCTCACCGTCCACTTCGTGATGGGGATCTGCGTGCCGCCGATCGTCGCTTGCGCCTGCACCCAGGTGAGGCACTCAGCCGACGCCGGATAGGTGGCCGTGGCGAGGGCGGTGGCGGTGACCTCGTCGGAGAACACGAGATCAGCCTTGAAGGTCAGCTCGCCCTCGGCCTCACAGCTCAGCTCCCACTTCGTCACCTTGCCGCCAGGCCAGGTGAACGCCTGATCGGTGGTGCCACCCGCACCGAACGGGCGGTTTACCTGCGCGGTAAACGACGACGTCATCGCCCCCACGGTCGCGGTGTGTGTGTACGCCGAGTCGGTCGGCCCTGACGTGGCGACCGAGCCGAGCATCTGCTTGAGCCAGATGCCGAAGCCACGCCCGTACACCGGCAGTTCCACCGAACCTGACGCGCCGTTGGTGTACGGGGTGCGACCGTCGAGGCGGTCGACACGCTGACCGGTGCGGTGACCCTTCGTCTGCACCCGACCCGTCTCACGGTTGATCGACTCCGACGCGAACGGGAAGAACCGCGAGACCGTGACGGCGGTGCCGTAGGTCGATTCGACACCGATGCCGAGTTGCGTAGCGATTGGCATGACCTACTCCTTGTCGCCGTCAACGGCGTCGTCAGTGACCGGCTTACGCCTGGTCCTCTTGGGTTTCGGTTCCGGCTCCGGTTCCGCATCGGGCACGGGTACCGGTTCGGGCGCCACGTTGGGATCCGACCAGTTGTCGATCTGTTCCAGCAGCGATGCCGCCATCTGATCGGTGACCTCGATCGAGCCGCCATGCTCGACGTTCGCCCAGATCCCGGGCGCCACTTCGAGTTCGACGATGTCGAACGGGCCGACGTAGGTGATTGATCGCATGGTGTGCGCTCCTTGGTTCAGATGTGTGCGCCGCTGATCGTCAGCTCGCACAAGAGGATTCCGGCGCGGCCATTGTCGGTGATCGCCGGCTCCCACCGTGTGGGCGACCAGATCGACCAGGCACACAGCCCGCCGAGGGTGATGTTCGTGGTGCTCGACCTGATCCATTCGTCGATGACATCAGCGAGTTGGTAGGCCCGCCTGCGCACCTCGGTAGCGGTGCCGCCAGGCTGGCTCACCATGATGTAGACGTCGATCGAGCAGTCTTCGTTCTTGCGCTGTGCGCCGAGGTTGCCCCACTCCTGATCCGACGATGCACCGCCGATGACGATGCTCTCCCGCTGCGCAGCGTTCGCCGCCCATCCCTCGGTGATCTGCGTGTCGTCGAGATCGGCAAGACGAGGGAGAGCGTCGAGTAGGAACTCGATGGCTGTCGGGACGATCGACGATGCCATCAGGCAATGCCCGGTATGCGTACCCGCCGAGCCCACTCACGGATGCGCTCGTCGACCTCGGGAAGGCCGACGATGGCGCCACGCAGGCCGGGGGTCGATAACGAAATGTTGCCGAACTCATTGGAGATCGAGGTGGCGCGATCGGGGATGCCGGACTGGCCGTCCTTGGCGATGAGATGCCAACGGGCGGCGACCATCGCAGCGTCGGCGAGATCAGTCGGGCATGACGTGCGGTAGCCGGCGGTGTAGCCGATGTCGACCGTCGACCACGACCCGGCGAATGGATTGGCGGCGCCGACCTTGGCGACGAGGTCACCGTCGAGGAACTCGACGTCACCCGCCGACACGGTGACGCCGTCGACCTTCAGCCACCGGACCGAGCGAGGGTACGGGCGCAGCGGGCGGACCGCAGCGCCACGGCTCGAATTGCGTACACCACACGTACGGACATCGTGGTGTGAGCGCTCGACGAACGACGTGAACACCTCGCCGTCGATAATGTCGGTGATCCACTCGCGCGCCCGGGCGAGTTGCAACGTCGAGTAGGACCGCTGCGGCAGATCTGCGAGGGCCCGTAGCTCTCCGAGTTCGAAGTAGTGGCCGCCGGCCACCTCGATCACTTCGGTCGTCGTGATCGACGTGCCGCTGTAGTCGCCGGACCATGTGGCGGTGAGCGTCGTCACCGAAGCGAGGGCAGCGGACGGTAGAAGAAAGTTGTAGTAGTTGTCTGCGTCGGGTCCTGACGGCGTCGTCGAGGCGACGACAACCGCACCGGAGTCATCGACCACTCTCACCGTGGGTGTGGCGACCGTGATGGCCTCCTCGTCGACCCAGAAGCGGGTCGAGATGGTCGATGCTGTGCCGGTGCGGAGAAGCGTCATGAGCTACTTGGCGCTCTTGTTGGCAGGCTTCGGTGCGACGTCCTCGCGCGGTGCGTTCTCAGCATGGTCGGCGGCGAACCGCTCGATCATGTCCTTGACCTCCGCAGTGACCTCGCTACCTGGAGCCAGCAGGAGCCGACCGTTCTCTGGTTCGGTGTGAACAACATTGCCGGTGTCGGTGTTGAGCCAGGCGCCCTTGGTTATGTCGGCCATCGTGGCCTCCTTTCGAGTGGGGTGTTCGCTCGGCGGTGCTGACAGCTTCAGGGGGGAAAGCTGCCAGCACCGCCCTCAGCGAACGGTCACGCGGTGCCGTTGAAGGTGATCTTGCAGACGCCCGCCGGATCGAACAGCGCCAACCCGAGACGTGCCTCCAAGAGGAGCGTCAGAAGGTTGCTGGTGAAGTTCGAGGCGTGGGAGTCGGTCATGTACGCCGTGACCTGCTGGCGATCCAAGACCGAGACGGCCATCGGATCGATGAGCAGCGCTGTACCCGAAGCGATCGCAGTGGAGCGCACCTGCGTGAGCCCCCAGGCGGTACGGGCGCCAGCGGTGGCGAGGCCACCGTCGACGTTCGAGTGCAGCCCAGCCGACGCGTAGTTGGTCAGGTCGAACAGCTCGGCGTCGGCGGGGTTGAGCACGATGATCTCGTACACAGCCTCGCTGGCTTCGCCCAAGGCGATGCCGTGACGGATCGACTTGGCCCGGTCCTCGGCGGAGCCGGGGGCGTAGGTCACGATGCCCGTGCGGCCCGACAGGCCCTTGAGGTTCGGCGGGGTGCCGTTGCCGGAGATGGCCTGGAGGTCAGCGCGACGCTTGATGCTGTAACGCATCCGACCATCGAGGTAGCCCATCATCTGCGGTGCGTCCGCTGCCGCCTGACGGGTGACGTTGGTCCAGGTGGCGATCGTTGCGATCGACTCCGTGATGAGCGCCGGGGTGATGCCCGACTGCGGCTTGCCCGAACCTTCGGTGACTTCCACTGCCTTGTTCGCCATGTCGGCGAGAGGGCTGGAGTCCTGCACGTACTCGATCGATCCGCTGCCCACCGGGATGGAGGGCAGGAGGTCGAGGAGGAACGTGCGCCGGTTGAGGAAGTCCTGACCGATCCGGCCGAGGCGCTCAGGGTTGACGAGTGCCGTGGTGGTCGTCAGGTCGGTGACGGCGCGGAACTCGTCCGCCACCTGAAGGGCAGGACTCGATCCACGTGCGCCGGCTTCGGCCCACGAACGAAAATCCTCCATGTCTGCGAACCGTCGACCGATGCTGCGGGTGTCGACGATCTCATCGCCGCGCCGCTCCAGCATGTTGCCGAGCATGTTCTCGATGCCGTTGCCGATGTCCTGGGAGCGCTGCTCGAGCTCCAGATTGGCCGTGATTCGGGCGTCGACGTTCTCGAGTTCGGATCGCAGCGAGCTGATGCGGCCGCTCTCGTCGTCGGTGTAGTCGCGCTGGTCGGTGGTGGCCGCTTCGTCGATCGAACGCAGCTCACCCTGGATCTCGGTGCGGCGCGAGAAGTTCGCCCGCACGATCGAGAGATGGTCCATGAGTGGACCTCCTTCTGGGATTGATGGGGTTGGGGGTGGAGCCAGGTGCGGTGCGTGGAGTGCGGCCGCTTCAGGCGTGTAGCCAGGCGATGCGACGACGCGAGATGGTGGAGGAACCCCGGCCATCGTTGTCGCTCTCGTCTGGGTTTTCGTCCCGCTTGGGCGGGAAGATCAGGGAACGTAGGTCGCCAACGTCGATTGCTGCACAGACGTCATCGAACGTGATCGAGTGCGACGATGCGAGGGAGCGCAGCGCCATCTCAGCGGTGGAATCGTCATACGCCGGTGCAGTGGTCAGGTCGACGAACCCGAGTCGGGCCTCGACGACGGATCGCAGCAGCAGCCCATCGTCATCGGTGCTCCAGAGTTCGCCACCTTTGGGCAGAGCCCGGAACCCGATCGATGAACCTTTGATGTCGCCTCGCTCCAGCAGTACGGCGGTGTCACGGCCGGCGGTGGTATCGGGGAGGTCGAGTTCGTAGGACAGTTCCGAGCGCGAGTCGTGGAGACGCAGCGTCCCAGCTCCAGTGCGACCGAGGTACGGCCCGAAGTGCTCATTGTGGGACCGAACATCACTCTCTTGGATCGTCTTCGCGAACGCTCCGGGCCGGAACTTCTCCCTGGCTACGCCGCGACCATGGAAGGTCAGCGGCTTTGAGCGAGCTTCGTACCGCATGGCGACGCCGGTAGCGACGATGTGCGTGCCGGTGACCGCAGAACGAAACTCGACGGGGTCGACGAAGTTGCGTAGTTCAAAGTTCATGTGCCTCCTCCTTGAGGGGGTGTCGGGAGATGGCCGTCCTCCGCTGTGATGACTTTGTCCACGGCGAGGTAGATCTTCTGGAGTTGCTCAGGTAGGCGAGATGCCAGGAGTTGGCGGGGGCTCATCTCCCCACGGCACCGGGGGAAGGTCCTCCCACCGGCGGGCGTCGTTCGGTGTGAGAAACCCCTGTTGTATGCCGATGGCGTAGGAGGCATAACGATCTGTCAGGGATGGCCGCAACAGGGCATCCATGTTGAGCTTGACGAAGGCGTCCGACATGCCCTCATCGGCGAGTAGGCGAGTGTGGGCGTCCTCGATGCGCTCGACCCAGGGACGCAGCGCGAATTGCCCGAAGGCGAGATTTTGCTCAGCGAGGCCGGAGCCCCACGACGTCGAGTTGCTCGCATCCGCGATGAGGTGGGGTGGGACGCCATAGAACCTGGCGATCTCGGAGACGCCGAACCGCTTCGAGTCGAGCCACTGTGCGTCCTCGGGTGTGACCGCTACGGTCTTGAGGGTCGCCCCGCCGATGAGGACGCCGACCTTGCCGGCGTTCGACGTACCGCCGTGCGTCTCGTTCCACATCTTGGCGATCGACCGCGCCCGAGCCTGTTGATCGCCACCCCCACCTTCGGGAAGCTCGATGACAGCGGGTGGAACGGCGGAGTTCGCCATGAACTGTGCGCCGAAGTCCTGAGCTGAGCGCCCGCTGTCGACCACGTCACGTGCAGCCCGCAGCGGTGACACACCCCGTGTGGCTCCGGGAAGCATCATCCCAGGGATGTGCATGATCTCTCGACGGTCGAAGGTGCGCCCGCCGAACCGGTAGGCCGGTTCGTTGCGCCCGTTGGACGTGACCTCGATCTTGGCGGGGTCGAGCACGATGAGATCGGTCACTGCGCCGAACTCGTCTCGCACGGTCACCACGAAGGCGTTGCCGTCGGTGAGAAGGCTGAGCATCACCTGTGAGAGGTAGGTGATGCGTGACTGCTGCGGTGCCGCGAAATCGAGGTACTTGGGTCGAGGGCGAAACGGTACGCGGGTGTCACCTTCACGGCTGAAGGTGTCCAGCGGGAGCGTGGAGATGGCCTCTGACAGCAGTCTTAGACAAGCGAACACGGCCGACAACTGCATTGCACCGGAGACGCCCGCCGAGCCTCCCCATGACTGCCACGTCATCCCCTGGAGCCACGTTCCTTGGCCTGGGTCGATACCTCCGGTGTCGCCATACCCGGGCGTGGGACCGTCGTAGGTGGTGACCGCTCGTCGCTCCCACGCCGAACGTAAGAGGCTCAAGGTTCATCCGATCGGGACAGGTCCACGCCGGCAGCGAGCACGAGGATGCCGGCCACCACGATGGCGGCGGGGATCGACATGATGGCGGTGCCGGTGATGGTCGCAGCAGCGCCGACGAAGATGAGGATGAGCGCCACGGTTGCAACCTCCTCAGCAGACGATGAAATCGGGATCGGCAATCACGGCAGGTGCCGTTACCGGCAGTAACGCTCGGGCGATCGTCGCCGCGATGAGCGGTGAGATCGGCACGGTGGCCTGACGAATGTCCCACGCCCATGCATCGCCTAGGCGTCGCTCGGTGGCGTCGGCTGCAGCGTTGTCCAGTGGGCCTTGGCCGCCGGGACGACGCAGCCGACCTTCGACGATGTCGGAGTAGAAGCCACCACATGCCGCCTTGTAGTCGCCGGTGCCCATCTGCTGGAGCGTGTCGGCGCTGATGCCGGCGTCGCGAAAGGCGGAGAGCACCGGTCCGACCTGTGCTGGAGTCGGCCCTGCTCCGTTGCAGCCCACCGCGATGGGCTCCCACCGTTTGACGAGTTCGGCGAGACGGACAGGAAGCCAGCCGACGCCCTGTCGATGTTCGATTACCTCGACGTACGGGTCAGTGATCGACCCTGCGGCGATGGCGATGGACGCCCACTCACCGTCAAGCGACACATCGAAGGCGATGCAGACCTCACCTACACCGGCGAGCGTCGGTGGTGCGAGCGTCGCCGACCACTTGTCGACCGGGATCTTCGGGTCGGGGCGATCGTTGCTCGGTTCGGGGTCCCACACGCCAAGGTGCTCCCGTGCGAACGACTCATCACCGAGACGCAGGAGCTGCTCCTCGAGGAAGTCGATGCCTTGTCCACGACCGGAGCCGATGACCGGGTTGGAGTGGCGCCACAGTTCGCGGTCCTGCACGTCGATTGGGTCCTGCACGACTCGGCCGGTGCCATCGAGGTACGGGCGCTCAGCGGTATGGCCGACGTAGCCGAACGCACCGGGATCTGCGGATAGAGCACGGCGACGGATGCGCCACCACCACTCGGACTTCCCAGCCAAGCCGCTGGTACCGACGACGTTCATCTGCGGGTTCGGATTGGCGAGCAGCGTCGGTGCCACCGCCGAGAGCTGTTCTTCGGTGGCGTGCTGCGCTTCGTCGACGACCAGGCGGGCGATGTCGTCGACGCCACGACCGCCACCACCGGTGCGAGTGCGGTACCAGATCACGCCGCCATTACGCATCTCGATCATCTGCTGACCGGTGCCCATCCATTTGCGCTTGACCAGCCGGCGGAGGTCGGGGGCGTCGAGCACGCTGAGCATTCGCTGCTGAGCTTGTGATGCGAGGAGTACCGCATCGTGAACCGTGTGCAGGATCGCCTCTGACCGCTGAACGAGTCCCCACAATTCGACGACTTCCAACTCGTCGCCCTTGCCGTTCTGGCGAGGCATCTCACGCCCAGTCGTCGATGCTGCCCACTTGCCGTCGGCCGTCTCGGCCATCATCATCTCAACGGTCAGACGCTGCGCCGGGTCGAGGGTCTTTCGGGAGTAGTGCTCCCAGAGTTCTATTGCTGCGTGCGCCTCATCCAGACTTACGGCGGCGAGAGGCAGGACGAGCATCGCTGGAGCGGGCTCGGCGGCTAGCCAGTTGATCGACAACGCTGACCTCCTGCGGAGCTTCGAGCGCTTCGAGCAGTTCGCCGATCATCCGACGCTCACGCGCCAGCGCTGCCGCCTTCGACCCGTCGACTTCGGCGGCGAGCAGGGTGCCGAGGTGGTCGTAGTCGGACCTCAGGTCGCTCACACGTGGCATCGGGCCTCGATTCTGAACTCCGCTCACAAAAAAGGGGGACGACTGAGCGGGTCTTGCGGGGGCTGTGAGGCTCTGAACTTTGCGCCCCCTACCACCGCCGGGTGGGACGTAGGGACCGGTTACGTTCGCTGCGCAGTAGTGCGCCGGCTCTGGCGTTGCACCCCTCGCACTCTGCGGCGAGGGGACCGCCGATCTGCCCATCGTTGAGGTGTCCTGCCTGCCACTTGCGCCCGTGCTCGGCAAGCGTCAGCCCGCACCGCCAGCAGCGGGTGGTGGGATCGGCGTAGGCCCTACCCCTCACCGCAGCGGCACGTCGGGCGTAGTCACCTCGGTAGTGGGAGCGGTTGTGTCCCGGCATCACATGTGGCGGGTGAGGTACACGATGCCGAGGAGCACGAGAGTGATCAGCAGGATCTGGAGCACGAGCCACCTCCGATCAACTGCGATGAGCAGGGGTGACATAGGACTCACCCACTACTGACGCGGGATCTAATCATGTGGACAACGCCGTGTCAAGCACTTCGTTCGACGTGGCGGCGGCGGTCGTCGCACCAGGCGTAGACCTCATCGGTGCCGTAGTCGCCCCGTTCGATCGAGCGGCCCCAGTCCTTGCGGCAGGCACCGCAGGCGTGCAGCGGGGTGCGGTGGCCGTGCTGGTCGTCTTGGCGCAGGGTGGTGCGGCGGTCGTGGCCTTGGCCTTCGCACCATCGGCCGCACACGTCGCACGCCCCACGCCCCACGTTGGCGTCGTGGAGTTCGTCGTCCTGGCGTTGCTGCTGTGTGCCGTCGCCGCGGTTGAGCCTCGATGCGATGCGGCGTGCGAGGTCGTGGGCGCGGTAGCCGGCTTCGGCGAACTCGGTGAGGTAGCGCCCGAGGGTGGCGAGGTCTGCGCCGGTGCGTTCGTCGGAGAGCACGGCTGCGGCTGTGGGGTCGGAGTGTGAGCCGACGGAGCCGTGGCCGCTGTCGCCT